GTATTCAATACCCTAATAAGTTCCATTTCCTTGGCGTTCAATTCCTCATCCGGAACTTCCATTGTCTCGAAAATAAACCCCTTTTCACCATACTTTCTCAAAGCACAATGAAAAGCAAGAGTACTATCATTTTCTGCGGAATTCAAATGTTTCGAAAATCGCTCTTCAAAACTCTTAATTGTTTGCCCAACATACTGCTTACCGTTTATCTTGTTTGTCATGATATAAATAGTACCCATCAAGCTCTCCTATTATTTTGTTTAGTGCGGGCGGCAGAAAACACACCCGCACCATAATAGTAACGATTTCATGATTTGTCAAGATTAGGTAGTGAAAATATCTAACTCACCGCTGCCTGTAAATTCATAGGTAACTCTAACCACATCCTGCGGGTCAACAGTTACAGAGTGACTGGTGATATAGACACCAGCGTCGCTATCAGCCACAACATCCGGAGCGTAATAGTTAGTGGCGTCTAAATAAAACTTAATACCGCTGACTACTGTGCTGTTTATCTGTGCGTTGCGAAGATATACCTGACCATTTGTATCTGTAGTGGCAAAAATACCCTCGAATGAACCAGACCAACTATTGACCGCCAAACCATGTGTCTTGCTCCAGGTATCTCCGAACACAGGTTGGGTAATAGGGTCGGCCACTAAATCTATCTGCCAGTTATACAAATCGACCACGGTATTACTATTTACCGTAACACTAGCATTTCTTCCTAAAAGTGCCATGTTTTTGTCTCCTTTATTGTTGTAAGTATCTAATCTTTAACTCTAAAACTGCTATACTAACGGCATCCTGTGTACCGCCTTCGTAGATAACCGTATCGCCTAACAATGTCTGACTTTCGTATGTCCAATGAGCCGGGTTATAAAGAAAACTCTCCACATCATCCATTAGGTTATGTATATTGTCTACATCCCCTATTCCTTTTGTGGAAGCATACATAAAAAACTGTAACTCTAATACTCGCTGTATAACATTTACAGTCATATGCTTTTCTATCGTATCTTTATAACACCAAAATGAAATGGCTGGCTTCAGGTTCATATCCTCCGCCATGTGTATACCACGGCGTACTTCCCTAACATTGGAAATATAACCATTAGCAATAGTCAGGTTGGCTTTTAGGTCCGCCTCTAACTGTGTTAGTATATCACTTCTCTGGCTCATTGTAATTTCCTCATAACTTCATCTTTGATTATGTTAGCCATTCTATCTATATTCTCTTCTATCGCAGGCCGTAGAAAAGGGCGGGCTGGTATAACCGCCTGTTTAACGCTAACCCATTTTCCATTGACCTGAAACTTTAGATATTTAGACGCGCGGGGTCTAATAACAGCACCCAACTCGTGAACTCTAGCATAAATAACATTACTACCTAACTTACCTATCAGTGTATCCCCATAATCCTCAACTTTAGAGTTTATGCTTCTCCGTAGGGTACCACTCCTAACATGAAGATTTCCTGGTGTATTAAACCTACCCTTGGATTTTGCTTCGGCATAAAACATAGCCTGACGAAGACCATCCCTAACAGCCGAGTTAAAGTTCTCTCGTAAAGCCGGTAGGTTACTAGTTATGTTTATTTCTATATCAATCATACCCAGGCTTTCCTTTTATATTGTTTTAGTACTTCCTTCACCTGCGGTAGCAATTCTCTTCCGGTAAACATTACCGTACCGTCCTCTAAAGTTTTAGAGGTTATATCCACCTGTGTCCTTGATTTGAACCTGTGTAGAACTTCTTCTATACAGGCTTGCTCTAATTCATATGGCGTGGTAGGATATCCAGCGGTGTAGATAATTTTGAAATCTGAATAAGAGTTCTTTAGTTTTACTCTATTCGTATCTACTATAATGTACTCGGTGCTGTCTATTAAATCCTCATCCTCCCACAGCCAATCTGAATCAGTCCAAATACCAGACACAGAAGTTATCGGTGTATGGTCCGGGAAAATCTGGTTAGCTTCATTGGTGTATATGTACTCGGTGTACTCTCGTTCCAAAATGTCTATACCTAAATAGGTTTCAAACAGTGCTGACACTCTATTTATTAGGTTCTCTAATAGTTCTGTAATAGAGGTATCATCCATGGATATATCACCGTAGTCTTTCACACCTGAAACTGTTGTTAAAGCATAAATGTCCAGCATTTGAACTCCTTTAAATGGGGGTGAGTTTTTACGCCCGCCCCCACAAAAAATTAGGCAATAGCAAAGTCTACTAAAGTGTTAGGTAGAAGAATCTTACCATCATATCTTGCATAAGCAACAAACTGAACAATACCCTCTTTCATTTTGATATAGGGGTTGACTTTCATAGTCATACCAACCCTACGACCAAGGGCGTAATTCCTCAAATTACCGAAAACACCAAAGTACTGACCAGTAGTAGCAGTGGCTCTCAACTTCTCAACATCTGTAGCAGCGTAGCCGTAGATTTGTCCAGGATTCGCGGCGGTCGGGAATTGATAAATGGGTCTTCCCTGTGTATCAGCCAAGGTACGAATGTAGTGGTAAACGGCCTTGTTGAAATAGAATTTAGCACCATTCAAACGAACACCAGCCACCTTTGAAATGGCTTCGGACAGTTTGGATTCGTCGAGGTCGGCTACTGTACCAGAAACAGTTATGTGTGAACCACAGGCACCACAAAGGCTTCCAGTAAAGTCGGTACCATTAAATACCTGGTCGTCAATCTCTTGACCAAGGGCTTCTGCGAAAAGTTCTGTCAACCAAGAAGTGATATCGAAAAAACTATCATTCATAAGGTCTTCATAAACTTCGGAGTAGCAACCGATTCTCTTCATGTCCAAGGTTACTAGAGCAAGAGTGGCATCGCTTTCGGTGTTGGCTGTACCAAAAGCCTGTACATCAACAGACAAACCAGTGCTCTCTGTAGGGATTTTCAAAACATCTCTACTAACATTGAAAATGCGACAATCGTTTAGGGCTACGGATTGAAGACGAGCCATTGCAGCCACATCCAATTCGTATTCATCGGGTACTAGGTAGGCACCTGTATTGGCTTCGGAAAGGGAGGCTTTATCATGAATAAGGTCCAAAAGGAACTTCGCATGACGCTCTCTTTTATCATTATCAGCAATGGTTAACTTCAGCCCCTGATGACGAAGGTCGAAGCCTTTGTAAATAAACTCTTTGGTCTCGCCAGTATCGGTAGTAAGATTTACCTTTTTACCTTCGGCTTTTTCCATTCTCTCTTTGAACTTTACTAATTCTGTATTCTGCTCCAACATTTTAGCATTCTCTTCTTTTACTTTCTCGAGTTCGGTTTTGATATTATCTACACCCATGGCCTCTTTTACCATGTCGGCTACTGTGCCTGCTAACTCTTTTTGAAACTTCTGGTACTTATCGGCTTCCATATTTAGTTCTCCTTTTTTAGTTTAATAACTCGTTTACTATATCTACTCTGTCTTGTTCGGTTAGGGTCTCGCCACTAGTTCCTTCGTTTAGGTCGCTTTGCGCCTCGAAGTCCTGGGCGAACTCACCGAGCAACTCATCCAAGTAGTTTTCACTACCCTTACTATATAAGGCATTTTTCATTTCTGTACGGAGTTCCTGCATCTCTCGTCGAAGTTCGGAGACTTCTTTATTAAGTTCTTCAATTCTGTTTTCTCCTGCATTTCCAGCTTCTCTTCCATCGTCGGAGGTCTTTTCTTCGTACTCTTTGTACTCTTCATCAGTTATCAGCCCCTCCTCTACGGCTTTGGTTAAACTTTTACCTGTTGCTAAAGCCTCTTGATTGGCCGGACAGGCACATATCGAAATTTCAAGAAGCTCTGATTTGTTAAATATCCTATATGGGGATTTCTTGCTGGCATTTTCCCTTGGATATTCGATGGCGTTAAAATCTGGGAGAAAGCCAATAGAGGTCGCTCGAAGATAACCGCCTTTCACTAGTCTATACACAGTATCTGCGAAGGCATATTCGTCGGCCGTAGCAAATTGTATTTTAGCAGTTATCTTGTCTTTGTGCTTTGTAATAGAGGTGGCTTTACCAATAGGTAATGAATGCCTATCGTGCGAAAATAAAACCACTGGATTGAGTTTGTAATTCTTCAAATTAACACCATCAACACGAATGACCTCCTTGTCCCTGTCAAGTGCTTCGGAGGTTACTACGAATTCTACCACCCTATTTTCTTCATCTACGGATTTATAGTCCAAATCTGTATTTACAAATATCTTTTCCATATGTTCTCCTTT